AGGATGGTGCCGTTCTGCAGGCCCGACACGTAAGCCTGTCCGACCGCAAGGTAGTCACCGGATGCCATGTCCTGGAATGCGATGACGGGGTCGCCCGCCGCGTCGAGCATTCCATGCAGACGGTCGCACAGGTCGGCATTGGGGCCACGGTTGTCGATCACGAGGGGAGCGTCGTAGCCGGTGCACAGGTGCCGGATGTAAGCGGGTGCCTGCCCCGTGCCATCGAGCACCTTGAGCAACTGTGTCGTCGTGCTGCCGTCGCCGTTGGCGATGGCCACGCTGATACTGGTATGAGAGGCGTCGATGTCGACCGCCGCACCAAAGACGATGGACCGTCCACCCAGAGCGTCCGGGGCGATGGGTGCGGTCTGCGTGCCATTCCATACATCGGCAGCGATGGCGCGGTCGGAGATGCCGATGTCGCGGCGATTGCCGAATGCACGAGCCCATCCCGCTGCGTCATCCCCGAACTGCGCACGGAACCGCCGAAGCTGCCGCAGGTCCCAGAGCAGGCCGGCGGCGGGATGATGGCGCATGATGGTCTGCAGGTCCTCTGGATCGGCATCCTCGGGTATGCCCCAGTCGAACCAGCAGGTGTGCTCCGGCACACGTCCTTGGCGAAGGGCGTCGATGAGCGGATTGAAGAACGTCGATTCCGCGGTGCCCTCGGTGGATGCGATCCACAGTTGGGGCTGCACCCCGGTGCTTTTGAACCGTGTCGCGGTCGTGGGCAGAAAACCGTCCAGGATTGCCTTGCCTTTCTCCGCCGACAGGGAGAAGGCCTCATCCAGTGTGATCTTGTCGCCCTGGACGCCGTGCCCGGCAACCCTGGTGACGGCCATGGGCATGATGACGCTGCCGTTGGAGAACGCCTGTTGCATCGCGCCGTTCGAGAGTTTCGGCTTTCGCGCGATCTGGGACAGGCGGGAGGACTGCAGCTTCTTGAGATACTCTTTGAAGTGGTCCCCGGCGTCCTTGCCGGTCTGCGCGAGATAGTACACGAACCTGTTCGGGCCCCACTGCGTGTTCCTGGTGTCCTCGGTGTCGACCAGCGTCGACTTCCCCGCCTGCCTTGGGGTCGAGAGAAGAACGGTGTCGTAGAAGTACGTGCCAGTATCCGGGTCGATCTCACCGGCCACATCGGCCACATACCGCTGCCACGGCAGCAAGGGGGTGCCGAGCAGTTCCGCGTATTTCGCCACCACCGTGCCGTCAGTTCGTCGCGTTGGGTCCCGCTGCGTGCCTCCGCGCAATGGCGTCATTTCGCCGCTGATTTCTCGATAAGATCGGCCAGCCCCTCGTCCACTGCCGCCCTCTCCGGGTAGAGGTCGCGCAGCTCGTCAAGCCATCCACGGTATTCGGCCATGTTCCGGCTCGTTTCCCTGCCGACGCTGTTCTGCGCGTCGATGTTCCTGGCGAGGGAGATCATCGATTTGCATATGATCCGAGCGTACGGGGTCAAAGTCCTGTCGCGCACGATGGATTCGATCAGTTCGATGGTCGCTTTTTCCTGGAAACGGTCGGTTGACTCGAATTCCTGCATACCCGGCAGCATCTCCTGCATGCCACTCTCCTTTCGTTGGTATTCCGCCGTTTTCTCTCGTTTTTTAATTGGGTTGGGGGGAGAAAAAACTGGGCGCGGGGTCTTCCGTCGCGCCGGCGTCTTAAAAAATCGTCACCACTCCGGCCGAGACGGCGCGACGGAAGGCGAGCGAAGACCGAGACGCGACAGCTCCTCGCGTCTCGCCGTCTGCTTCGCGTCGACGAGCTCACGGGTGATGCGCAGCGCATACCAACGTCGAGCCACGTCGCGTTCGCCATGCGTCCTCCGATGCTCCTCGATCCTGTCGAACACGGTCCCTGCACCGGGGTCCACGACATGCACCGTGTAGTCGAGGGCTATCCACTCGTCGAGCATGCGAGGATGCCTGGTGTTGGACGGGATGCTCTTGATCAGCCACACGTCCACCGGGTCGCCCAGCCTGACCAGACGCCGATAGGCGCCCTGCCACGCCGACTGGGCGGCGGCCACCAGCGGCGCGGGCCGTTCGATGCGAACGTCCACGGCCGGGCATAGGCAACCGGCGAGACGGTCGAAGTCAAGGACGATGGCGTCGGGCCCGGCATGCTCCGCCACGAACGTGGTCTTGCCTGCCTCGGGCGGTCCGAGCACGACGTGTATGTTCGCACCGTACCCGCTGAGCACACGGTCCTGCCGGCTCGCGTTGCAGTGTTTGCACGCGCGCCGTATGTTCGCCACGGTGTCCAGACCGCCGATGTGGAACGGCCTGACGTGGTCATCCTCCTCGCCGCGCTTCGTGCATCCGGGCAGCGACAGCCAGCAGGAGTTCCCCCACCGTTCGATGACCTCGGCCCGGACGAGCGGGTCGATGGTCTGCCTGCGTGTCATCAGCGCACCACCGTCCTTCGTGTGTCCGCGATGTACTGGTCCAGCGCCCACACCTCGTAGCGGATGATGCGCGACGGCTCCAGACGCACGTATGCCGGCCCCCTGCGATCTTCGCGCCACCGCTTGAGCGTCGACACGGATACACCGACGTATCGCGCGGCCTGTGCCGTGCTGAGCTTCGCCTTCGGGTTCATGCCGCGCCTCCTAGAACAGTCTGGGTGTGGACTGGTGTTCGACCATGGGATCGTGCCATGGCTTCGTCCTGAGTCGTTCCACGATCTCCATGGCCCAACGTCGGAAGTCACGGGAGTCGATGCACCATGTGCCGTTCGACGGGTAGAGCTTCAAGCCATGCGCCGAAAGTTGCCGGAATTCCTGCATGTGGTTCAAGCCCAGTGTCTTCATGACCTGCTGCGCCGTGAGTTCCGTGGAACCCGATTTCCCCGCCAGTGCGTCGATGTCGTTGGCCATGGCCTGCACCTCCTGTGCGGAGTCGAAGGGCTTCGTGTAGTCGCCAAGTATCTCGTATATCGTCGGTTTGATTCGCGCCATTGTCAGTCGACCAGGTATTCGTAACGGTGGCAGAACCGGGCGAGCATCTTCAGACTGGAGTCGACCTCGTAGGCCTTCTCCCCGTTCACGCGCAGGCTGTGGCGTGGCAGGTTCCCGTCGTGGATGAGCTTCTGCAGTTCGTTGTCGTTCAGCCCGGTGTCGTCGGCCAGGCTTCTGCGGAGGATGTAGCGAACACCGCTCTTGTCGAGTCGTTCCAGTTCGGGTAGGGCCCTGGCGGCTTGGGTTCTGAGCATCTGCCCGAAGCTGTCCTTGCGTTGGTTCATGGTGTTCTCCTTGCGTTTGTTGATGACTTTTGGGTGGAAAGGGTTAGAGAGGTCAAGACCCTTTCAGGACCGAACGAAGCGAAGTTCGTCGATTCTGAAACAGTTAGGGTCTTGCAATGGCTTTCGGTATGGAGCCGGGCCGTCGATACACAAGAGCGCTCACGCGCCGGGAATGGTCCCGATGACAGGCCCACCACGTGGTAAAGCCGCCAGATTCCGCCTTAATCGGCGCCCATCATCAGTCTGGAGCAGAATTTGGTTCCTCTAATACCGCGACTGCCACGCGGCTCACGTTCCCCGCACCACCGGGGCTAGGTATGGCTAGGGGTACGTGCTACGCCCCATCACGGCCGTTCGATTGAACCAGCGGACGTGCTATTGTGGCACGAAATATCCCGGGAAACCGGCCTGTTTGAGCTTTTCGTATGAAGCCAGGGCGTCCCTGCACTGGGCGCTCAGATCACGGAGGTCATCGATGCCGAACCGCGTGACCACGTCCGTGTCCCCGTGCCGGTATGACAACGCGAACACCTCCGGATACTCCGGGTGCCTGTCGATATGGAATGGGGATGACATCATTCGCTCCTATCCGTAAAGGCCATGCCCGCGCACAACAAGAAGCCCCCGGCAAGCCAACCGAAGCCGGTCAGAGCGCACACCAGCACGAGAGCCAGCGACACATCAATCAATGTCCGGCGCATGACGACACCTCCATAGGGCCGCGACCGAGCAACTGATCTGCGCTGGTATGTAGCGCATCCGCCATGACCGCAATCTCTTCAGCGCTGAAACGGATTGATCCAGACAGCTTGTTGGACAAAGACGATGGTGCAATGCCCAGCCTCTTTGCCAGTTTGGCCTGCGTAAGACCATTAAGGGCCATGGCTGAACGTATATTCCTACTCATGTTAGGAATACGCAAACTAGATTGTGTCATGTTGAATACTTATAGCAGTATTCTTTCGGGAACACAAATTCTATCTACGTTGTTGCAATCACTATTAGCGATATGCTAATATTCTTCGTATGACTACAACAATGGCCGGGCCGGCATTAAAGGTAAAGAACGTCAATCTACAAGATAGAGTGAGCCACAACATTCGAGTGCTGCTCGCTATACGAGAAATCACGCAGCGTGATCTTGCGAAGGCCATGGGGCTAGCCGCGCCGAGCCTATCCCAAAAGTTCACCGGTCGAACACGATGGAACATGGATGATATAGAAAAGGCCTCCGGTTTCCTGAATGTGAAACCGGAGGCAATAGTAGCGGGGTCAGGATTTGAACCTGAGACCTCTGGGTTATTAGCCCAGAGGTCCCAGGTTCAAAACGTTCATAGCCGCGAACGGCCCACGTTCATTCTAACGGCATGAGCATGATGAAGTTCCATGAAGAAGACAATGCCGTCGCCCCAGTGGCGCGAACCGATCAGCACATGGCTTGAAACGCTCATCGCTGCGAGTCTCAGCTCCGAAACCATCCGCACCCGTCGCCATCAGATGACGACGCTGAGCAACGACCTGGATGGATCGCCCCTCGATGTGGATGGTCGAACGCTGCTCCACTGGTTCGCCATCCACGAGTGGAAGCCCGAGACGCGCAAGGGGTACAGAAGTGCGGCGATGTCCTTCTTCGGTTGGATGCAAACGAGTGGACAGCGCACGGATAATCCGACAGGCGCCCTGCCTAGCGTGCGCCGCCCATCGCCGCACCCTCGACCGTGCCCCGATAAAGTCATCCTTGCGGCATTGGGCCGGGCGAAAGAGATTGAGACACTGATGATTCGACTGGGTGGGGAGTGCGGTCTCAGACGCGCCGAGATCGCACAGGTGAACGCCCGTGACGTGGTGGACGACCTGATCGGCCGCTCGCTGATCGTTCACGGGAAAGGCGATAAGCAACGCATCGTGCCATTGCCCGATGACCTTGCCGACAGCATCGAAACCTGCCACGGGTGGCTGTTCCCGGGAAGGTGGAGCGGCCATGTGGAAGCCAGCTATGTCGGCAAGCACGTGGCGCGGCTGCTGGGCGACGGCTGGACGGCGCACAGCCTGCGGCACCGCTACGCCACCACCACCTATGCGGCGACGCATGATCTCTATCTGGTCTCCAAGCTGCTCGGACACGATAGCATGGAGACCACGCAGCGCTATGTGGCAATGCCCGACGACAGGCTTCGCAGCGCTTTGTCCGCCGTCTCCCTAGTATCCTGAACCAATAAAGAAGAAAGAAGAACATTATGAAACGCACGACCATGGCCATGATCACGGTTATGCTCCTTACCGCCCTGTCCGCCTGCGGCGGCTCCGCAGGCACAGATGCTCAATCGGCAGCGCCATCATCCTCGGCGCCCGTCAAGTGTCTGGATGTGGATGCCGACGCGCAGCGGGCGATAGCGGATGGCGCCAAGTCCGGTACGTTGACACCAGTGGCGGCCAAGGCCGTGAGGGCCCCGCAACGTTCGAATGCGTACATCGTGGCGATGAAGTTCAACGATGGCAATGGCGAAATGACCGGGGTATGGATGACCAGCGGGCTATCCGCCGCCGACGTGGGGCCTTTGATGAGTGTGGACGGGTACGCCCACCAGTTCACCAATTGGCCGAACACGGTCAACGGCGAGACGCTCAATGTACAGGAGCCCGGCGTTTCCGACGCCAAGTCGTGTCTGACCGATTAATCGTCAACCGGCGGCGTGCAGACCGCGCGAACGTTTGGTGATGGGGTTGTCCCTCCACCACGACCACAGGGCCGCGGTGACGTTCCACAGCACGGCGACGAGTTGGTTGACGGTTTCGTCCGCTATCGGGATGGTGTCGATGCCGAACATCACGAACATGGCATTGACGAGTCCGAGCAACAGGATGATGAGCCTGGCGATGGTGCCGGCGCTGATCGGGTTGCTTCCGTTGGCTTCCGTCATGTCTCAATCCTCCTGTTTCGTTGTGGCGCTCATGCTGATCTCGAGCGAGTCGAGTTTCGATTTGACGGCGTCCTGGACGATTTTGCCGATGTCGGCGGGATTCGTCCCCAACGCCTTGCATAGCGTTTCGATGGCTGCGGCCTGTGCCGCCGTGGTCGCCGACATCTCGCGCACGCGCTTGTCGATGAAGCACACGCGCGTGTAGATGTCGCCCTTCGTGCCGTCCTTCGTGCCGCCGTCGTCCGCGCGCAGCAGGGTTTTGACCAGGCGCGACGTGTCGTCGTGGATCCACGACAGCCTGGTCCAGGCCGGCGCGTTGTTCCTGCCCGGCGTCGCCTGCTGTCCGATCGGATATGTCCAGATGTCCGCTGCTGTTGTCATGGTGTCCTCGTTTCCTAATAGTTGGTTTGCCTTGTCGATCACGTACTGGTAGTCGAGCCCGTTGGGCGCGAGATCGGGGCATGTCGTGTGATCCGTCCCGGGTATCTCCCGGTGCAGCCACACGTTGCCTTTTCGCCCGTCGTGCCAGAGGCGTCGCCATCCATAACGCCTGGCGATATCGGCGCACAGCGCCGCGGAGGCGTCCATGCATGCCCTTGTGCACGATGCCTGGGGGATGCCGCCCTCGTGCTCGATGGAGATGGTCGAGTTGTTGCTGGCGAAGTCGGCGTCGCTCCAGCTGCCGTCGAGTTCGCTGACGTACTGGTGGATGTCCCCCGATGCTCCGACCCCGTAGTGCGCCGAGGCGCCGGGTTGTTGGAAGGTCCGGTCGGTGCCCGCGAGGAACCCGGCCATGATGTGCAGGGTGATATGGGTCACGGCGTACCCGTTGCGCCCCATGTAATGGTTGGGGCTGCCTATCCAGGTGATGTTCGGCATGACGCTCCTATTTGTGGTTGTCGGTGAACAGTCCGGCCGGAGGTGCCGGCGGCGGCGGAGGAGACCGTTTGTAGATGTGGTCGACCAGTTCGCGGTTCCATTGCCACAGCAGGGAGTTGTCCGTCTGCATGCGCTGCGCGAGATGGTATGCCTCGAGGTTGTTGCGCGCGGCCGAACCTATCTGTTGGATCACGGCGCCGAGCACGATGCCGGCGAGGCCGACGAGCGCGATGATGAGATCCTCGCTCATATGATATGCATCTTCCTGGTGCCGTAGACCTGCGTGATGGTCACGGTGTCCTTTGGATTCGCGTTGTTCGAACCGTTGACCATGGACTCGCCGACGGTCCACCCGGACTGCATCTGGTAGGTGTTGATCGTTTTGCCGGTGATCTTCACGGTCCGTGATTTCAACCACAGATTATTGACACCGGTGGGGTTGAAGTACGAGGAGGTCAGGACGATGAGCTTCTGGTCCGGGTTGGCGACGCGCGTGGACGAGTAGACGCCGTCATTGCTTTTGTAGCAGATCTCGAGCACATCGAAGTTCGCCGCCGTCTCCGACAGCGTCACGGCGCCCGTGAACGCGTTGTTGTCATCGTCGAACAGCGTCACGGTATTGTTCCGTATGCTGTTGAGCAACGTTTCGAGCGAAGTCACGCGGGAGGTGAGCTTGTTCTGGTCGGTGCCGTCGTAATCGAAACCGGAGAGCGCCGTTTCGATGCCCTGGGCCTGGGTGCGGAGAATGTCGGGCAGGTTCCTGACGGGTTCGTTGTCGAGCGGGTAGGGAAGCCGGTATTTCGGTGTCGTGGCGGTCGTCATGAGTCGTCTCCTGTCTTGTTCACATAACGCAGTGCGCCGAGTTTCCACGTTGCCTGCGAGAAGCTTGCGGCGCTGTTGAGCTGTTTCATGTCCCCGCACGTCGGTTCGCCGGTCACATCGGTGGTGATCGGGAAGAGCCGGCATCGATGCGACCAGTGGGGACCAGACGAACGCGCATCGTAGGTCAATGTGCCCCCGATCGTCATCCAGGCGCCGTGGGTGCCGGGTGCCGTGCGTTCGAACCTCGATCCGATGATGATGAATCGCTGAGGACGGCAGTACATGAGCCGTTGGGAGGTCCGATCGCTTCTGAGCGTGACCTCGGGCAGACGTATCCGCCGGTTCGATTCCCGTATCGTGTCGATCGCCGGCGCGACGTCGATGGCCGTCGGATCGCTGTCGGGGTCGCTGTCGTACTGCGTCCATTCGATGGGGATGCTCAGAGTGCTTTCCCCGTTTCGTGTGATCGTTTCGATCTGCACCACGCGGCTGCCGTCGTGGATGAATTCGTATTTTCGGTATCCGTCGCTGCTGGTGCCGCGATGCGCGTAGCGCATCTCCAATTGCGTGTAGTACTCGTCGGGACCGGTCAGTTCGGCATCGCGTTCGATGAGCACGTCACCGGCGTCGATGTAACGAATGTCGTTGCCAATGTCGTTGGAGGTGTCCGACGCCACGCGGGGGCCTGTCAGCACGGTGTCGTTCGTGAACCGCCCGTATATCGCCTGCAGGGAGGGGACGATGGTCGGATCGTTCGACTGGTAGTTGATGTAGAACATCCGGTCCAGTTCGAGATGGTATTTGCCGCCCGACCGTCTGGTTTTTTTCATCTCGATCATGTCCATGAAGCTTTTGCGTTCGGCCGCGTCGAACGGGGTCGGGTAGCAGTCCCATGGTGCCCAATACGAGTAGATGCCGTCGTAGCGCAGCCAGCTGACGATCGTGTCACCGACGATGCCCTGCATCCACCATTGGTATCCTTTTGCGGCGTACCCGTCCGTTCCGGTGTTGGGTCCCTTCCTGACGTCGGTGCGCAGGATGTACATACGGTCCGACGCGGTGACTTTCAGCCGGTTTCTTTTACCGGGCGAGTCGATGATGCTCACGTCGGTGATGTACCCGTCGAACACGGCGTATTGGACGTGCGAATAGTCGGTCGAAGTCCAGTCGGGCCGTACGGTGAGACGCTGTCCGACCAGAGAGGAGGGGCTTCCACCGTAATAGTCGTGCTGGTCAAGCAGCGTCACTTCGAGCACGTTCGGCACGCTCTCCTCCCATGGGGATTTGAGCCCCCAGGAGATCGTGAATGGCGTGAGCGGCACCAGCGCATCACTATCGTCGGGCCGGGTGGGCAGCCGTCTGAGGTTCAGGAAGACTCCGCACGTCTCCGGAAGGGGATAATAGTCGCCGTTGTCCGTCGATATGGCGATGTCGTCGAGTCGGATATCGTCCGCAGGGCAGATGAGTCGTATCGTCGCCGTCGCGGAGTGGCGCGGGGCGACGCATCGCATGTCGAACTGTTTCCACTGCGGCCCTCCGCTGGTGAAGTCGCCGAGCTTCAGTGATGAGGATTCGCCGTCGAACAGTATCTGTACGGTGACGAATCGCGATGAATCGTAGGTGTTCGCGTATCCCGTGATGTGCAGGATGGTGCCGCGTTTGATGTCCACCTGCTGTTCGACCCAGGAATTCCGGCCGAGTCTGAGCATGTACGAGCCGGAGTGGGGCGTAATCCATGCAGCGTCGGAGGATGTGACGACATTGCAGGTGCCTTGACGGGTCCAGCCGGTGAGGTTTCCCGTTTCGAAGCCGGGGTTGATCAGTGCGGGGTCGTTCTGGTCGCTCATGCCACCCGCTCCTTTCCTCGGACGCGGGCCCATGTGTTCAGTGAGTCGACGATCCGGGTGGCGACCGCGTCGTTGTCGAGATTGCCCGAGCTTTCCACCTTCAGGTTCTCCACGATGATGATCTGGTCGGCCTGTTTATGTGCGGAGCGTGCCAATCCCGCCAGGCCGTCGGTGCCCGACAGTGACGTGCCTGCGGTTATCGTCGGCACATCGAACCGCTGTTGCCCAATCAGACTGCTGATTTTCCCAGCCACCGAGGTGACCTGGGGTACCACCGCGCTCTCATATCCTTGGCTTAGCCCCTTGCCGAATCCCTGCATGGTGACATAGCCGTTATTCACCAACAGTTGAGCGTCGTAGCTCTCGGGGCCTTTGTGGTCCCTGATCCAGTCGCCTATGCCGCTGATCCAGCCGGTGACTTTGTTCCATGCGCTTTTCAGTCCGTTGAAGAAACCATTGATGATGCTCATGCCCGCATTCCTGAGCAGGTCGGTGGCATTGTTGAAATAGCCACTGATCATGCCAGGGATGCCGCGTATCCATCCCATCAGGCCATTCCACTTGTCCTTTATCCATCCGGCTGCGGTGGCCCCTGCTTGCTTGACATTGTCCCAGTTCCTGACCAGCAGCACGATGATGGCGATGATCGCCGCGATGGCAGCGATGACCAGGAGTATGGGGCCGACCAGCGCGCCAGTGGCCACTGCGGATATGCCGGCGATCACATTGTAGGCGGTCAGCACGCCGTTCATCACGAGGATCACGGCGGCCACTGCCGCGATGGCCGCGATCAGCGGTACCAGCCAACTTGAGTTCTGCTGTATCCACTGTGCGAGGCTAGCGAGTTTCTGGGCGGCAACGGTCAGGATGGGCAGCAGTGCCGTGCCGAGTTTGGCTTTCGCGTCCTCCATGCTGGCATTCATGCGCTGCTGCTGGCCTTGTGCTGTGTCCGCCTCCTTGGCGAAATTCCCTGTGGCTTTGCCGCTTTGTGCGGTCACGGCGGCCAGGGTGGCTTGCATCTTCGCGTTTTTGTCGCCCGCTGCGTACTGGGATTCCAGCCCGAGTTTCGCGGCGTACCCCTTGAGTGTGGCGTCGTTGAGCGATATGCCGTATTTTTCTATGGGGTCCATCTCGCCCTTGAGGGCGGAGCTAAGAGCTTCGACGGCGTCCGATGTGGTGCCGCCGAACATGGAGCTGAGATCAGCACCGAGTCCGATGAGGTCGTTGGTTTTGGACGCCGACTCGTCGACGCTCATCCCGAAGTTCTGCAACTGGCTGCCCATGAGCGTGGCGAGTTCGTTGTAGCTGTTCTGGCTCAGTCCGACGGCCTGGCTGGCACCCTGGGACCATTTGAGCATCTTGCCGCTGGACGAACCGAACACGGTTTCGACACCGCCGACGGACTGCTGGAGGTTGCCGGCCGCATCCGCGCATTCCTTGGCGCCCGCCGTGATCGCGCCAAGGGCCGCCGCGGCGCCGACGGATGCCTTGTTCAGCTTGTCCTTGAACGATTGCGACGCCTGCTGAGCCTTGGTCATCGAGCTTACGGCGCTGACGGAGTCACCGATGATCTTCACCGCGAGAATGGCGGACCTGCCCATGTCAACCTCCTTCCAGTTCGTCCGATTCGTCCTGCATGAGCTGCAGGCAGGTGCCCCAATCCTGTTCCAAGGGTGATGTGTCGCCCCTCCAGAGCCAGGGGGCTATGCCGAAATGGGCGCCGATGATGCAGGAGACGCGCCCGAGGCTTCCATCGGGCCATTGGTCGAAACCGAAGATTTTCCCAACGAATCCTCATCCTCTTCTTCCTCGGCGTCCGATTCGTCCTGGGGGGTGTCGAAGGTCAGCACGCCGGCCATCCATTCGTTGAAGTCGGTTCCGGTGATCTTCCTGTCGCGTCGTAACGCGTAGTAGGTCGCATAGGCGTTCTGGAATACCGGACTGTCATTGCCGGCCCTGCCTCCGTGCGCGATCACGTATTTCTCCGCGGCGACGCGGTCGAACATGGTCACCGCGACGATATCGGTGGTGCCGTTCGTGTAGGTGATCTCGGTCATTTTGCTGGTGATGCTCGTTGTCATTGGTGTGTCTTTCATTTCGATGTGGTGCCATACACCTGGGTTATGGCGTTGTTGATGATGTCCATGTAGATCTGCGTCCACTGCGGTTCGGTCTGCTTCGCGGCCGCGCGCACGAATGGCTGCGCCGTGATGTGGTGGCCGGGCCACCCGTATTCGATGGGTCCCGCGTAGGGGACCGTCTTGTTGTTACCCGCCCGGATCACGCCGGCCTTGGCGGTCGCACCTGCCCTGATGGATTTGGCGAGTCGGCCGGTCCGGCCTTTCGGCGCCAGGGCGCGTGCCGGGCCCACGACCACCTGCGCGGCCTGCTTGTTGCCCTTGCGCAGGTCCTTCATATCCGCCCCGGCCTTCTTCAGGGTGCGGGCCAGATTGTCCGCGCCCTTGACCGTGATCGTGGTCTTCGCACCGCTGGCGGTGATCGTGGTTCCCGCCACGGTTACTTGCCCGGCGTGTAGTCGGCTGCGGCGACGGAAGTGGCCTCGAAGCTGAAGTCGATGTCGTTCTGCTTCTTCACATCACCTCCGATAGCCACGGGCGCCACCTGGGCATTGCCGGTGAATTGCGAGCCGCCGAGTTTGGATGGCACGAAGGTGAACGGGAGTGATTTGCCTGCGTTGGTAAGGCACCAGCGTTGCAGTCCGTCGGTCGAATAATCCTCCTTGATGGTGCCCTCCAGCGTCCAGGAGGTGGTCTGCTCGCCCGCCTCATCGTGGCCGTCAAGGAAGGTCTGGGTGTCCTCGGTCTTCGTTTTCGGGGTGAGCGTCACCTTGGTGACGTCGGCCATCCATTCCTTAGCACCGATCGTCTCTCCGATGGTGAGTGTTCCAGGGCCGAGTGTTCTGATCTTTGCCATGTTGTCTCCTTAATCGTTGTCGAGTGGGTTCAGTTCGACCTGGTAGGCGGCGAACTTCCCTGCGCTTCCGGCAGTCCATGTGACGGGTCGCATGGTCGCGTAGTTCAGGTCGCTCGCCGTTATCCTGTCCAGAACGGTGAAGATGGCATGCAATGCCAGTGTCTGCGTGGCGGGTGTACCGGCCACGACGTCGAATCTCCATACGACTTCATGCAGGTCGAAGTTGTCGGCGGTCAGTTCGGGCGCCTCAAGGAACACGGCCGCCTTCCCGGCCTGTGGTTGGATAAGAGCCGCGTCGATGGTGACGATGCTGACCGAATCGCCTAGCGTGTCAGTGATGAGTTCTAGAACTTCCTGTTGCTGTGCCGAGAGTGTTTTCATGCGATCACCATGCCGCCCGTGTTCACGCCCGCCGCTTTGAGCTTGGGCCACACGCTGCGCAGCGGGTCGGTCGATATGCGGAATGGCTGTGTCTCGCTGTCCGCTATATCCATCACGCCCATCCGCGCGTTGCGAGCATTGTAGAGGTCCGTCGCGCAGCCGAGGATGCAGTCATCCAGCACCGTGTCATCGATCTGCGCCGTGCCGATTGCCGATGCCACGTAGGCGCGCGCCGTTTTCAGACAGCGGTTCAGACGCTCGTCGTCACCTGCTGGAACGGCGGTGTCATCGCGTAGCTGTGCCAACAGGGTATCGTCAGTCGTTTCTTCGGCCATGTCGTGCTGCCTTAGGCGGTGAACTTGACGGGGAGAAGGCCTTGGACGAACGTCGCGGCGATCGCCATGTAGCCGTAGACCGAATAGTTGTCCACGATCTTGGTCGGGTCGGTGTTGCTCAGCTGCGTGGGGCCGCCGGACTCCCAGACGGTGATGCTTTCGGGGTCGAAGAACGAGGCGGTTCCGGCCGGGGCCCCGGGCAGGAGCTGCACGGGGACGCGCAGCAGGTCGCCGACCGTGGCGGTCAGGTCGAATGCCCCGAGGGTGTCGCTGCCTTTGCCGGACAGGTCGAGGAAACGGTTACCGGTGTCCTTCAATGCGACGAGTGCCTTGGCAACGTCCTTGGACACGATCAGCTTCGACATGGCAGCATTGCGCTCGTCCATGATTTCCGCCGCGTCGAGCAGCAGCCCCGCCCAATCGTCCGGGGTCATGGCGGTCAGCGTTTTGGACACGGTGATGTTGTTGGCGTCCTTCACCGCGTCCCGCTGCGCTGCAATCAGAGCGTAGGTGTAGGATCGCGCCTTCATCTCGGTGGCCTTCGCGTAGGCGTTCCTGAGTGCTTTGAGCGCGGTGTTCAGCATCGGGGTGGTGGAACGCTCGACAACCTGGCGGCTCAGTTGCGTGTATCCGCCGTAGGTTTCGATATCTGCGGTCTTGGTACCGAATTTCACTTTGCCGAATTTCAGGGCTTCGCCTTCAGAATCCTGCTTGGCAACGGCGGTGGTGTCCTCGGTGACGACGTTGTATTCCATGCTCATGCCTTTGTCGGGGAGCGTATCGTGGGTGAGGATGTTCATGAGCTTGCGCCGCTGCTCGATCAGTCGCAGGTCGTCGGCAATCCAAGCGACGGTGTTGCCGGTGTCTCCCGTGCTGATCAGGTCTCGGGTCTGGTTCATCAGGTCGATTGCGGCCTGATCTCCCTTGGCGAGGGCTTGCAGGTAGTCGGCCTGGGAGCGGTATTCGCCGCCGAGGATCTTCTTCGGTTCGGCCGCGAAGCCTTTGGCGATGGCGGCCTTCATCGAGCGCTGCTCATCCTGGATGGCGTCGAGCTTCTCGCTGAGCGCCGTGTTTTCCTTATCCATGTCGGTGTTCTCCTGTTCGTTGTTTTCCTTGGTTGTGGTGATGTTGCGCTGGCTGGTGATGTGGGCCTGCGGATAGGCGGGGATTCCGGTGACGGCCACCTCGTACAGGTCGACGGCCTTGCGATGGACTTCCATCACCCCGTCGTCGCTGTCCACGACGACGTTCTCGACCGGGCTGAAGCCGATGGAGAACGCGTCGTACACCCCGTCGCGGATGAGACTGACGGCCTCCTGGGCGGCGCGCGTGCTGGACAGTTTCGCCGTGATGTGCAAGCCGTCATCCCCGACTGTGCGGCCGGTGACCTTGCCGATGAGCTGGCCGTGTGAGTCGCTGATCTTCACATCGCGCGAACCGAAGTCGCAGTCGGCGTCAATGACCTCCGCATAGTCAGGGAACAGCGTGTACCGGGTGTTGAACGGCACCGCCATGCCTTCGATCTCGGTGCCGTCACCTTCGGCGCCCGCCGCGCGGACCTGCAGGCCCTTCACGGTCAGCTGCCGCTGTTCCATAAGACGCTCGTCGTCGCTCATTGCGTTGCCTCCATTCGATCGGGTGCCGATGCCATCGGCGCCAGTCCCTCGCGTTTGCGTATCTCGTCCCTGCCGAGCCACCCCGAGTCAAGCGCGGTCTTGTACGCCGAATACCGGTCGCTCATGTCCGTCCTACGGCTCGAATCCCAGTCGAACCTGACCGAGCGGCCGCGCGGCAGCAGCGTGGTGAACGCCTCCTCGATCTCGCCGGTGTAGGCGGCCAGCGTGTAGTCGGCGAACTCGATCCAGCTCTGCTCGATGTTCGAGTAGGTCAGGTTGGAGCCGTCCACGGCGGCCAGCATGATGCTTGCCGGTATGCCGAGCAGTCGGGCTATCTGCGTCGTGTCGAACTTCTGTGTTTCCAGGAACTGCAGGTCGGCGGGTTTCATGTCGAGCGGCACGTAGGTCAGGTTGGAGCCGATGACCTTGATGTCGCCCGCCGCGCCGGCCTTCTTCCAGTCTTGTTTGGCCTGGTCGGCGCTGTCATTCGTGACCTTCTGATCGGTTTTCAGGTATCCCTTGAGGTTGCTTGAATCGGTGTAGAACCGGGCCTTGTAGTCGCGGGCCATCTGGGCTCCCTCGACCTCCTCGCGGGCCGCGCTGATCGGTCCCAGGCCTCGGAGCCGTCCGGGGACGTTGAGGAACTTGCAGTGGATGACCTGGTCGGGACCGTAGTCGCGTCCGAGGTACGAGTAGCGCAGCATCGGCGAAGCGGGGTCATGGCCGTCGTCTGATACGGTCACGAGGTTGGGTGGCAGCACCTCGCATGACACCACTTCGTCGTTGAATCGCAGGAGACGGATGAAGGCGTTGCCGTCGAGCACCATGGAGGCGACGAGGTCGGAGATGAAGTCGCGGCGCGAGCGGCGCACGTCGGGCTGTTCGATCAGCGAACTGAGCCCTTCGAGCTGCAGCCCGTTGCGGACCTCGTACAGCGGCAGTCCGGCGATCGCCGTCTGGAGGACCTGCACTCCGCGAAACACGGTCGACAGTTGCAGCGGGTCGTAGGAGTCCGATCTCGGCGGCGGCGTGATGCCCTCGGGAAGATCGGACAGGGCGGCGGCTCCCCTGGTCATGACCTTGCCGGCGAAGCGCACCCGCTGCCACAAGCTCATATCGTTCATGGCTCACATTGATAGACGGTCGATGCGCATGGAGTCCAGATTTTGGGTGTCAGCCGGTGTCAGGCGGGTTCACAGGGGTTCAGACGGGTTCAGAAGATCTGCAGCGGTCCGTCCGCCTCGGGCTGGTGAGCCATGCCCCAGGCCGCGAGCATCGAGGATTCGAGCGGTGACGTCAGACCGGTGCTTCCGCGTCGTGTGATCCGCCAGGCGTCGCCGCTCCATGTTCTGGCGCAGTTGGCGGCCGAATCGTCCAGTTCCATGTCGCTCGCGTGCAGGATGGTGCCGTTCTGCAGGCCCGACACGTAAGCCTGTCCGACCGCAAGGTAGTCACCGGATGCCATGTCCTGGAATGCGATGACGGGGTCGCCCGCCGCGTCGAGCATTCCATGCAGACGGTCGC